AATGCTTGAAGGTAGATCAAAGCAGAGCCGTTTATGGCGTGAACAAGTAGATGCGTGGTGGGCAGAACGTTTAGACATGCCCGATCTTACTCCTAGATGGGTCCTACAATACTTTGGTACAGAAGTAGTTCGTAACGGATTCCATGATGACATGTGGATTGCTAGTTTAGAAAACAGACTGGCAAAATCAACAGACGACATAGTAATTACAGACTGTCGTTTCCCTAATGAACTAAAAGCAATACGTGCCGCAGGCGGACAGTGTATTAGAGTTAAACGTGGCCCTGAACCAGACTGGTATGATGCGGCTGTACAATATAATAAAGGACCTAAGCGTAACATGACATGGGCTCTAAGCAGAGGACAACTAGAGAGTAAAGGTGTACATCCTAGTGAATATAGTTGGGTAGGACAAGAGTTTGACGCTGTTTTAACAAATAACACAACACTTGATGATTTATATAATAAAGTAGAGGACTTGTTTGATTTTAATAGTCAGGAACAAGATCGCCCTGTTTCCATCCAATCTCTTCACGAGCAACTACATACTGACAGTTAGAACAAATTGTTCTAAGATTAAAAGGATCAACATTATTTAGATTTCCATCTAAATGATAAACAAATAATTGTTCTTTATATTTGGCTGTAAACCCACATTTTTCACATGATGTTTTCTTACGATATCCAGAATCCATCCATCTGGGTTTAGGTGATTTAATACCTCTTTCCAACCGAATACAATGACTACAACGACTGCGATAATGCGTTATATTCACCTTTTTATAGTTAATAGCACACGGTCTTTTGTGGCATGCCTGGCATAGAGGACGGTTTTTCATATACTTATTTATATGGACCTTTGCAAAGGTATCTTATAGGCTACTTTTTAGCCAAATATCATAAATATAATAAAGTATTAATACAATAATAGTTTCGTTAAAGGAATAAAAAGATGGCACTCATATCACCAGGAGTACAGGTTAGCGTAATTGATGAAAGTCAATATACCCCAACCGCAGTAGGTACAGTTGCATACGTTTTATTAGCAACTGCACAAGACAAGAAAAATCCAAGTGGTTCAGTTGCAACTGGTACAACAAAAGCAAATGCAACTAAACTAACAACAGTGACTTCACAACGTGAATTAACTAACTTATTTGGACAACCAATATTTAAAACAGATGCTAGTGACAATCCAATTCATGCACATGAACTTAATGAATATGGTCTACTAACAGCATACAGTGCGTTAGGTGTTGCTAACAGAGTATACATTCAACGTGCAGATGTTAACTTAGCTGAATTAGATGGTACAGCAATTCGTCCAACAGGTTCTGCTAGTGACGGAACATACTGGTTAGACTTATCAGACACTAACTGGGGTATCTATGAAAAAACTGAAACAGGCTTTTCATTAAAAACTCCAGACGTAATTACAAACACAGATTACTTATCAGCAGGCGTTCCATTAAGCTCATATGGTGCTATTGGTTCTTATGCTTTAGTAGCAACTAGCTCTTTCAATCCAGTATATTTCAAACGTTATGATAACACATGGGTATTAGTAGGTAGTGAAGATTGGAAAGATGCAGTTCCTGCACTTACAGGTACAGTAGGTAACCCAACTGACTTAGTTATTGGTGATAAAATGGTTATCAACCAAACTAACGTTACATTAACTGGTACAACAGTAACTTCTGTTGCTAGTGATATTAACGGTGCGTCAATTGATGGTGTTAGTGCTACAGTAAGTGCCGCTGGTGAGTTACAAGTTTATGTTAACGCACTTGGCGAAAGTGATGGTTCTACAGCAGACGGCCTATTAAAAATTGCTAAAGGTACAACTATTGGTGGTACTGATGCGGCAGATAAACTAGGTTTATTTGTAACAGCAGATGGGTCAGCAAACGTTAAAACAGTTAATGGACCAACTATTGCATTTGATGACTACAGAAGTGCTCCAGCATGGAAAGATTCAGACGTAACACCAAGACCAAACGGTAGTGTATGGTTTAAAACTAGTGCTACAGGTAATGGTGCTAATTGGGCTGTTAAAGAATACAGCAGTAATTTAGATACATGGGCGTTACAAACTGCACCATTATATGCAAGTGATAGAGCGGCTATATTCGGTCTTGATCCAGTTGGTGGCGGTGGTAATATCAGTACTAACGCTGTATATGTACGTTATAATGTATTAACAGATGGTACTGCTACATTCCAATTATACAAAAAGAACAATACAGGTGCTTTAAAAATTACAGGTACAGTACCAAGTAGCCCAATAGTGTTTACTACAAATGATGCATTTACAATTGATGCTAGTGTTCCTGGCTCATCTGGTGTAAGCAGTGCAACAGTTACATTAACTGGCACTACAGCACAACAATTTGTTGCTGACGTATTAGCGGCAAATGTTCCAAACGTAGTAGCGGCAGTTGAATCAAGTGGTGCTATTAGTATTAGTCACTTATCAGGTGGTACTATTACACTTACACAAACAGTTGGTACACCAGTGCAAGACGCAGGTCTTGATGATGATCCAAGTATCCAAGTTGTAAGTGCAAACGTGACTTTCTTAGCAAGTCCATTTAGAGCATTAACATATTCATACTCATCTACAGAACCATTTACAAATCCAGCTGATGATACATTATGGTACTATAATACAGCAACTGAAGTTGATATTATGATTCATGATGGTAATGGTTGGAAAGGTTATCATAATGTAACCAATGATAGTAGAGGTTATGACTTATCATTAACAGATCCAGCAGGTCCGATCTTAAGTGCAAGTCAACCAACTGCACAAAGTGATGAATCAGCTATTGTTGCAGGTGACATATGGATTGACACAAGTGATTTAGAAAACTATCCAGTAATTAAACGTTACACAGGTAGTGAGTGGGAATTGATTGATAACACTGATCAAATAAGTACAGATGGTGTCTTATTTGCAGATGCACGTTGGGCAACTAACGGCACAACAAATCCAGTTGTTGATACTAAACCAACAATTAAAGATTTATCAAACAGTGATTATTTAGACCCAGACGCACCTGACTATAAATTGTACGCTCGTGGTACTTTATTATTCAACACAAGACGTTCAGGCTACAATGTAAAACGTTTTGAAAGTACATGGCACGCAGATGCTGATACACCTCCAACAATACTAGCAACATGGGTATCACATAGTGGTATTGATAGTGATGGTGTTCCATACTTTGGACATAAAGCACAACGTAACACAGTTGTTGAAGCAATGAAATCAGCAATTGAAGCAAGTATTGATTTACGTGAAGAGCAAACACAGTTTAACTTAATTGTTGCTCCAGGCTATCCAGAGTTGATCCAAAACATGATTACACTTAACAATGATAGAAAACAAACAGCGTTTATCATTGGTGATAGTCCATTATCATTAGCAAGTACTTCTACAACACTTGAACAGTGGAGTAAAAACAGTAATCTTGCAACAGACAATGGTACAGATGGTCTTGTAAGTAACAGTGAATACTTAGGTGTTTATTACCCATCAGGTTTCACAACAAACTTAGATGGTGAATCAGTTGTTGTTCCGGCATCACACATGATGTTAAGAACATACATCAGAAGTGATGATCAGAGTTACCCATGGTTTGCACCAGCTGGTGTACGTCGTGGCTTAATTGATAACTCAACAGCAATTGGTTATGTTGACATTAACGATGCGTCAGTATTTAAGAGTATTGGTGTAACACAAGGCTTACGTGATGTATTATACGAAGGTAAAGTTAACCCATTAACACAATTACCAGGTGTTGGTTTAGTTGCTTATGGTCAGAAGACTAGAGCGGCACAAACATCAGCAATGGATCGTGTTAACGTAGCAAGATTGGTTGCTTACTTGAGATTGGTACTTGATAAAGTAGCAAGACCATACATCTTTGAACCAAATGATTATATTACACGTCGTCAGGTACAAGCGGCATTTGAATCAGTACTTAATGATGTGGTTGCTAAACGTGGTATTTACGATTATCTAGTTGTTTGTGATGAAACTAACAACACACCAGATCGTATTGATAGATATGAACTTTATGTTGATATTGCTATTAAACCAGTTAAAGCAATTGAGTTTGTATACATTCCAGTTAGAATTAGAAATACTGGTGCAGACTTAGCATTAGGTGGTGCCTAAGATAATATACGCATATAATGGGGAGAATATTTCTCCCCAAATATGTTAGAAAAACCAATAAATATTAGTAACAAGAACAATTTATTAAAGGAAATTTAAAATGGCAACATCGTCATTAAGCAGATTTACAGTTCCGTTAAGTACAGACCAAAGTGCTAGTTCACAAGGTTTGTTAATGCCAAAATTAAAGTTTCGCTTTAGAGTGAGCTTTTTAAACTTTGGTGTTAGTCAGCCTTCAACAGAACTTACAAAACAGGTTATTGACTTTAAAAGACCAACATTATCTTTTGAGCCAATTGAACTTCCAATTTATAACTCACGTGTTTACCTAGCAGGTAAACCAGTTTGGGAAACTGTTACATGTCAACTACGTGATGACGCAGGTGGCGAAGTTTCTAAACGTGTTGGTGAGCAATTACAGAAACAATTTGACTTTATGGAACAGTCT